GGAATATGAAGGAAAGGACTTGCATTGTCCTTGCACAGATTATACGATGAAAAATAACTGCGAATGCGGATTGTATGTAAAAGATTCAAATTGGGATTACATAACAAAAAGGTAAATTTATGATTAAATACTATAATGCAATGGTGGTATTTGAAGAAATACCAAATGAAATTACTTTAGCGATTAACATTACAAATTGCCCTTGTCATTGTAAGGGATGTCATTCAAAATTTTTATGGGAAGATGTTGGAACAGAGCTAACGGCAAAACAACTTGACGAATTGCTTGCGAAAAACAGTGGAATTACGTGTGTTTGTTTTATGGGCGGTGACAGAGAGCCTAATCTTATTAACGGTTATGCGTTTTATTTGAAGCGTTTTAGGAAATTGAAAGTTGGATGGTATAGCGGAAGAAGTGAGTTGTCGAAAGACATTTCATTGAAAAACTTTGATTTTATTAAGTTAGGAGAATACAACGAGGAATTTGGCGGTTTGGACAAAGAGACAACCAATCAGAAATTTTACACCGTTGAAAACGGTGAAATGGTAGATAAGACTTTTATGTTTTGGAAAAAGAAGAAAGGTGACGAATAATCGTCACCTTTTTTTATGGTATTGGTAATATGTCGCTAGCATAATTCGACCAATATCTTGCTGTTTTATATGCTTGTAGGCTTTCAGCTGGAACATAAAACTTTCTTCCGCTTGCATTTCCATAGAATATGTTTTTATATGCTAATTCTGGAGGTGTGGTAGAAAGGCATGTCACGCTTACAAGTGAAGAACAGTATGCAAAACTTTCATATCCAATTTTTTTCATGCTTTCTGGGAAAACTATATGCGTAAGGCTTGTAGCCGAATAAAAAGATTGTTGGTCTACTTCCTCTAACGTATCAGGTAAGTTTACCGTTGTAAAGCTTTTACAGTTCATAAAACAGAACCTACCTATATAGGTTACATTAGGTGGTACATTAATCACTCCGTCTTCTTCGCTGTTTACTCGTAAAAGTGAACCACATCTGTTAAAAAGACCATAAGGTAATGTTGTCATGCTTTCTGGGATTTTAGCATATTTAAGTTTACTACAATATGCAAATATATTTTCGCCAAAAGTTGTAACACTATCAAGAATCTCTATGCTTTCTACCCCACAACTTGCAAATACTGAGTCAGAAAGACTTGTTATTTTGTCATTTATTGTAATTTCTGAAAGGTTATTATCACCAGTTACGAGATAAGTTCCTATACTTGAAACGTTGGAATCTTTCATGTCTAATTTTTTAAGACTAGTGCATTGAGAGAATCCATAATGGTCGATTTCAGTTAAATTTTTTGGTATGTTTATTTCTTCTAGTGCCGAACATGAGCCAAAAGCATCAACACCTATTGTTGCAACACTATCAGGTAGCTCTACTTTTGTCATTCCTGAACAACCGTAGAAAGCATACTTACCAATAGTTGTTAAGTCATTTATAAATGTTATGACTCCAACTCCATTTTCAAATGTGTGTGATGAAATGCTTGTGTTAAAAACATTTATATGAAGTCCAGCTGTAGAGCCAGTAGTATATACCGTATTAAGTTTTCTGTCAGCATAGTATGTTAATACGTTATTAGGCTTTTTATATATAATTAGTTCCAAATCATCTATACAATGCCCAATTTTAGGTTTCTCAGGTTCATTTTCGTATAGAGTAATGTTTTGGAATAGTTTTAAATATTTTTCCATAATTTCCTATTTTATATATAATATAAATATCTAAACTATTTATTGTAAACTGAAAAATTATGGGAAAATTATTGTGTTCTATGATTGTTTTTCTGTTGATGGTATGCACACCGAAGGTCGGTGAGGACAATATCTTAACAGGAAACACCATGCTAAGAACCATGAACGGTAAGTATTCATATGCACAGTTTGATTCAATGTGCGTGGCAGATACTCTACCTAGGTGTCTTTGTGAATGGGAATGTTTGGCTCTCAAGGAGCATGAGAGTGGGAAAATAATTGCGCTATACGGCATGATGAAGAATGCCACCACTTATAGGGTGGAGGAAACTGAGGACGATAGTGTCAAGATTGTAAAGAGGGAGGTTAAGTGACTATGACTAACTATGGATTTGTAGCGTCTAAGATAGACGGAACTGAGGTTCAGTTCAAGCTTAACAATAAGTTCGAACTCCCAGAATCTATTAACTATAAGAAATTCCTTCCAAAAGTTGTGAACCAAGGAGATAGACCTATATGTGTTCCTTGCTCTGTTGCCACCTATATAAATTGGTTTCTCAATATGGAAGATGGCGTAAACAGCAGAGACAACAAGGTTGACTATGAGGACATCTTGACACACAGCACAGTGGAGAGCGGAATGTCAATTAAGGACGCGCTTACATATCTCACACATCATTGTGCCAAGATAAAGGGTGACTGCGTGAGGGTTATAGACAGATACGCAAAGGTTGGCTCTGATGAGCAGCTTAAGCAAGCATTGGTGTTGAATGGGCCTTGTATTGGTGGCTTGAAGGTATATGATTCAAACGCGAACAAGTTTTGGATAAACAACGGAAATGGTCAGTTTGAGGGTGGTCATGCAGTGTCAATTGTGGGATATAACAAGTTTGGATTCATTTTAAGAAACTCTTGGGGAGAATCATACGGAGATAAGGGGTATTATACAATACCTTATGATGAATTCAAGTATTTCACTGAAATTTGGACGATAATATAATAAATGTTAAAAATGAGATTACTTTTTGGGTAGTCTCATTTTTTTTCGTATATTTGCAAAAAACCAATCAATATGTATTACAGACAGTTTACTTATAAGTTTAATGGCGATGAGTCATTTTGTGACGTTTGGAATCGCGTTAAAAAGGATTTTAAATTTGGGTCAGATTTCATAGAGTTGGACTCTAAGGGCTATATCATCATATGTCCGTTCCATCCAGACGTTATGATTAATCTGAATTTGGCATTACGTCAGAACTTTATTTTTCGCTTCACCCATTGCGTATGCTGCGGTTATGAGGCGTTTAATATGTGGTACAAGGCACTTTACACTGACGGTAGGTTGAAGACATTTTTCATCAAGAAGGATATAGATTTAAACACTCCTTATAATGAACAGCCATACGAAAATGAGTTTACTGGATGGATTGACTATGGGGAGAATGATTTCCTTCATTTCGCACACATAACAAATAACCATCTTGTGACTGGTGAGTATGGTAGTCCTAGCACTTGGGAGAGTTTGGCAGACTTTAACTTAGTTTACAGCCATAGGATTGACGATAGCTGTAAGAAGTATGTTAGTAAGATGAATAAGTTGGTTGCTGATATATTTGACGATTTGTTTAGGATTTACGACATGTATGTGGAAGAGTTGGAAGACAACTTGCATACTTGTTTTGACAACGAGGAATAGGGTTTCAGACAAAATATTTGTTGTGGCGAGGGCATCAAGCTCTCGCTTTTTTTTGTTTATATTATCATCAAAAAAACTATATTTTAAAATACTTATAAGAAATAATTTTTATGTAATGGCAAAGAGGCAATATTTTGGTATTAAATATCCATTCACAACAGATGGATTCCAGCATTTTTACGTTGACACCAATGATACCGTAAAGGATAAAGTTAGGAGTCAACTAATGCATATCGTGTTTACCCCAAAGGGTCAGAGGATAAGGATGCCAGAGTTTGGAACAGACCTTATCAAGTTCATTTTCGAGCAAAATGACAACATAACATGGGAGGCCGTGAAGAGTGAGGTAAGCGATTCAGTGAAAAGGTGGACTGATAATATTATATTAAACGATATTCAGATTGTTAAGAACGAGCAAAACGAAGAGGAGATTTACGTTAGGTTGGATTATAGCGTATCTGAAGGTAATAAAGTAACTAATGACAGCGTAGTTGTACAAGTATAATATGGGTGGAAAAAAACAACTTACGACAGAAAAGTTTATAGAACGTTCAAGCATAAAGCATAATTTTAAATACGACTACAGTAAATCATTTTATATAAAATCTAAAGAAAAAGTATGCATAATATGCCCCATTCATGGCGAATTTTGGCAACAAGCTGGAAAGCATATGAATGGTGATGGATGTCCAAAATGTGCTAGAAATGCACAGCATACTACAGAATCTTTCATTAGAAAAGCTAAACAAATTCATGGTGATAAATATGATTATTCTAAAGTTGAATATGTAAATAACCATACCAAGATTTGTATTATTGACAAGGAATGTGGGGAGTTTTGGCAATTACCCCAGAATCATTTAAAAGGATGCGGATGCCATATTAATCACGGTAAACGTGTTTGGAATACTAGAGGTAGAATAACTACTGAAGAATTTATAAATCGAGCAAGAAAAGTTCATGGAGATAAATATAATTATTCTCTTGTTGAATATAAAGGTGCGAATGTAAAAGTTGAAATTATTTGTAAAAAATGTGGTAAACATTTTAGACAAACACCAAATAACCATATAAATCAACAAAACGGCTGTCCATTTTGTAATGAAAGTAAGTTAGAAAAAGAAGTAGAAATGTTTTTAAATAAAAAACATATAATTTTTGAAAAACAAAAAAGATTTAATTGGTTAGGTAGGCAGAGTTTAGATTTTTATCTACCAAAATATAATATTGGTATAGAATGCCAAGGGGAGCAACATTACAAACCAGTTGATTTCGGAGGAAAAGGGATAAAATGGGCAACTGAACAGTTTAAATATACCATTAAAAAAGATAATATTAAAAAACGAAAATGTGAAAATAATGGAGTAAAACTTCTATACTACTCCAATTTTAATAAAAAAATAGTATTGTGAGTCAGAAACATATTAATTATTTAAGCAGGACGTTTGATGACATTAAAGCAGAGCTTATCAAGTTTTCAAACCAATATTATCCTGAATTAGCAGATGATTTTGATGATTCTAGCATAGGTGCTTGGTTTATCGACCTAGTATCAGCAGTTGGTGATGACCTTAGTTATCACACAGATAGAATGTATCAAGAGACTAACATCGACAGTGCCAATCTTAAAAGCACGGTTTTGAACCAAGCGAGAGCCAATGGTTTGAAAATACCTGGACGTAAATCATCAATATGTGAGATTGAGATAAGTTGTACGTTGCCTACAAACAGTACAAATATCCATCAACCAGATTGGAACTATGCTCCAATCGTTCAGAGGACGAGTATTGCTTCAGCTGGTGATTTCAACTACCAACTTACTGAGGATGTGAACTTTGCGGAGCAGTTCAACAGTAAAGGCTTCTCCAATAGAAAAATTGTTCCATCTAGGGATGGTAACGGCAATATCACTGGATATAACGTATCAAAGACTTCCATTGCAATTAACGGTATTACCAAAATATATAAGAAAGTTATATATGCCAATGAGTTAAAGCCATTTATGGAGATTGTTCTCCCAGATAGTGATGTTGAAAACATCGAGTCAATTATCTTCAAAGAGACAAGCAATTTCTCAACAAATCCTAGCATTTATGAGTATTATATTGATGCCGAAGAGTATAGAATCTCCAATGAGTCTGTTATGACATATCGTTTCTTCGAGTGTGATTCTTTGGCAGAACAATACAGGTTTGGAATGATAACTGACATTGACAATTACATAATAAGAGACATTTATAATCCTCATCTATACGATGATTACACCGAAACAGCAAGTGAAAATGGCACTGGTGACACTATAACAACTAGAACCACTCGATATTATCGAGGTCAGTGGAAACCATTGAGACAGAAGTTCATTACTGAATATACCGATAATGGATATATGAAAATCATATTCGGTGCAGGCAACAGTTATGACCCAGTGCCAGAGGAACAAACTAAGTTCGCTGACCTTGCAGCATCTAATTTAATCAATAACAACATGTTAGGTGTTTTACCAAAGGAAGGTTGGACAATGTATGTTTTGTATAGAATTGGCGGTGGCATATCTACTAATTTAGGCCCAGGTGCTATTAATCGTTTTACCATTGCAAACGTGGATTGGGGTGGCAACACTGGCAACACCAATGGTACTATAAGAGGTAATGTTATAACCTCATTGAAGGTCACTAACCTTTCTACAGCTCTTGCTGGTAAGGATGCCCCTTCAACTGATGAGATTAAACAGCTTATCAAGTATAATTCAACTGCACAGAATCGTGCGGTAAGTATAAAGGACTATCAAGTTAAGCTCATGCAAATGCCTCCTCAATACGGTGCTCCATTCAGGAGTCGCGTTCTTGAGACAAACAATAAGATTGAAATGGATTTCTTGGGGGTAAATTCGCTAGGACAACTTGATTCCTCATTGCCTCAGACATTGGTTGAGAATACAATTGAGTATATGTCTCATTATAAACAGATTAACGATTATATCGAAATTAGAAGCGGACTTATCTATAACATCGGTATAGGTTTGGATGTGTTCATAGACAAGAACTACAACGCAAGCAATGTGATTACTTCCATTATTGACGTTATAAGAGAATACTTCAACGTAGATAAACATGATATGGGTGATGACATATTCATTGGTGACTTGGAGAAGGAGATTACCCTTACTGACGGAGTTATCAGTTTAATTGACTTGAGAGTCTATAAGATATGGAATGGAGCTTATTCACCAGATAAATGCCCATTGCCAACTCTAGTGAACGGAACTTGTGAGCAGACTGTCGAGACGTTTAATACACCAGATGGTGCAATGTCTGAACAGATAGACCTAATGGCAGTGGATAAGGTACTATATGGTGACTACAATTCAATGTACGAGATAAAGAATCCTACCATTGACATACAGATTAGACACAGAATAAGATAAAAAATATTATAAATGTTATGGCTTGTAATTGTAAAAAAGGCGTACAGATGGAAGATAAATACGGTGTGAAGGAAGATGAATCATTCCTTGTCAAACTGCCAAGGTTTGCCTTTAAAACACTTGTATTTCTCATTACATTAGTGTTGGCGATTGTTGTTACGCCTATAATGATTTTGTTTGTGTTATATAAACTATTTTTTGCAAAAAATAGAGAAATTATTTTACCTAAGAAGCTTCGAAAATTTATAGAATAAGTTAATGGATAAAAGTTACAGAATACATACTAACATATCTAACGATACTGTCCTTAATGTGAACATGCACCAAGATTTTGACTTCTTGGAGGTATTGTCACTTAAACTAAGGCAGAAAGATGCTTATAGGCTGCACTCTTCCAATTATGGTGTCATAATTGGAAGGGTTCTTGCTAATGATGCGTTTGGTATTCCTAACGCAAAGGTTTCTGTGTTCATCGAGAGAGACGAAAACGACCCTAGTGACATGGAGGCAATATACCCATATAGCGAGGTAACAACTAAAGATAGTCAAGGCAGAAGATATAACTTGTTGCCAGATTATAGCGATGATGATTGCTATAAGGTGGTAGGTACTTTCCCTAACAAGAGGCTTCTTTTGGATGATGACACGTACTTAGAGGTTTATGACAAATATTGGAAATATACCACTGTGACGAACCAAGCAGGTGACTACATGATTTTTGCTGTTCCTACTGGTAGCGTTCAAGTTCACGTAGATATTGATTTGTCAGACATTGGCATATTGTCACAGAAACCTCGTGATTTTGAGTATAAGGGATACAACCTTTCAATGTTCGACACTCCTAACCAGTTTAAGGACAGTACAAACTTGGATGGACTTGCACAGATATTCTCTCAAAACAAGGGAGTATTTGTATATCCATTCTGGGGTGATTCCGACAATGGTATTGCCGCTATCACTAGAAGCGACATACAGATTCAGTATAAGTTTGAGCCAACTTGCGTATTCATGGGTTCAATCGTGTCCGATAATGAAGGGCACTCAATTGGTCATAAGTGCGCACCAGATGTTGATAATGGCATGAATAACCAGTTGGTTGGCGGTAACGGAACAATTGAAATGATTCGTAAGACAGTTGACGGACTTGTGGAGGAATACCCAATACAAGGAAACCAACTTATAGACGATAATGGCGTATGGTGCTACCAGATTCCAATGAACTTGGACTACATTGGCACTGACGAGTATGGAAACATCGTTCCTACAGATAACCCAAACAAGGGTATTCCTACTAGGACACAAGTAAGATTCAGATTCAGCAAGACAGAAACAAACGATGAAGGATTCTCAAGGCATACAGCAAAGTATCTTGTGCCTATGAACCCTGTTTTTGATGAGAAAGAAGTAATTCCTACCATTAACATTAAGGGTAGTGAAGTGGAGAAGATGTACAACTTTGGTTCTGCAACGCCAGATAGCTGTTTCCGTGATTTGTATTGGAACAATGTATATAGTGTTAAGAACTATATTCCTAAGACTCAAGTAGCTCATAGGGCATATGCTAAAAACTATAGCGCATTGAAAGGTGCAAATTTGGCTGATGACCAGACACCAATACCATTTAACAAGTTGAGAATCGACATACCATTTACATTCATGATAATCTGTATATTATTCAAGATTGTTATGATTATTCTTTCATTTATCAATACTTTGGTATGCTTGATTGACTCAATTATAAACATATTCTATAGAATTAAAAAATTCAGTTTTAAGGTTTTCAAATGGAGAGTAAGGCCATTCGGATGGTTGCCAGTACCTGATTTCATTGGTTGTATTCCATTGTCAGCTGGCTTGACTGAAGGTAATACAGCATATTATCCTGGCTGTTGGTGTAAGAGCACTGGATTGAAGTATGCTGACTGTCCAGAAGATTTTGAGGGTGAATGTAAGAGAGTCAATGATAACTCTACATTGACTGATAAGATACAGCAGAGTCTTGCATTGGATTTCAAGATAATTAAGCTCGATTTCTATCAAGATTGGTTGAATGGCTGTCTTTATATGCCACTTTGGTATTGGAGAAAGAGAAAGAAGAAGACCTTCTTGTTCGGTTTGTTCTCAAGTAGGGCTAAAAACGATTATTGCTCATGCAATAGTTTATATTCTAGGCTCAAGACATATGTAACTTGTAGCATCCACTATGAAAATAATAGTTTGAAGGCTACAAACGGCAGTATGCCAGATTCAGAGGATAAATGGCACAAGACTAGACGTGACCAAGTTAGGTATAAGAGAGGTTTGATTAAGCCAGTCGAAAATAGGGATGGCTTAACAGCTTATTATTATGTTGGCTTACAACCAACCACAGATAACAAAAATCCTGACTTGGAAATGGATGCTTTTGACCCTAACTTCAAGGCAATCAGGCTGTATGCAACTGACATTATATTATTGGGTAACTTAGACCCTAATAACATATATGGTATTCCACAGTTCTTCACTTGCTTACCATCAACAACGGCTAACCTACCAGCCATTGCCACTATTGAAGAGTCAATAGACCCTAATGAGAAAGAAAAGGACAATGAAAAAGATGTGACTGGTTCTGCTGAAGATACTGGTACAACCGTAACAACTGGTATGGACTGGGGTCATGATGGATATAAGAAAACTCCTAAGTATAGCACTGGTTTATTCATGGATTTGGCATGTACATATGCTTCAACTAGAGCAAAGTCATGTATCAACGTTGAAAGACTCAGCGAATTTGGAGTTAACCTTGATATGTCATATAGCATGGCATATCATAGGAGTGGCAATGATGTGGAATATGGAATTATAGATACGGACGGTTTCATTAACAAGTATGAGCTTGATGATACTGAGAACAGAGCTATGTTCGCCACATTGAATCATGTGGGATTCATACCTCAGTCATATCAAGACTCTATAGGTAGTGGCTATACCTCACAAGTGCATGATGAGAATACCAATTATCTAATACCTAAGTTCAAATATTTGTATCCAGTGGACTTTGACGGAAGATTACAAGTTCCAATGGGATTATATAAAAATGGATTTGAACAACCGTTGTATGACGAAAGTGACGAAGCATATCTTACCTTTAGATTAGGTGCTGAGAAAGAAGATTTTGGGGTTAATATCGACAAGAGAATTAGGCATTTCTATAAGTATAATGGTAGTAACGATTATGCAATGCCTTTGTATAACAACTCCTATTATTTCTATTTCGGTATAAAGAAAGGTAGTACGGCAATTGATAAGTTCAATCAGATGTTCTATGCTGCTTGCTTTAAGAAGGATAAAAAGCCTTTCAATATCGACATTGACAAGAGGGGTAAGTCTTATTGTCCTAGTTTATATGAAGGTACTGACGGATATGGTTATATTAAGGTAACTCTAGATGACATCAGAGCACCTTACACGTATAGATTATATGACTCTTTCAATGACTTAATCATTGAAGAAAGCGGCATGACCCTTTCTGAATTCGTCATAGGCGGTAATATTGTGGAAGGAAAAGTGGTTTCAAACCCTCAAGTAAGATACCAAATTCCAGTTGAAACACCAGACCCAAGTAAAACATATTATCACGATGAAACAACTAACCTATATTATGAAATCGTGGATAAATCACCATATAATTCTATGGAAAGTGGGTTGACGAACCAAGAATACGTTTTAGAGATAATGGACAATAACGGTAAGGTACTATCTGAGAAGATAAAATTGGATATGCCTAAGATAATTGGTGAGTTTGAAAGCATTAGATTGGGTACTAAATTCTACAACACCGCTACAACTAGAATTGATTATATCTGTAATGATGATAACAAGTTTTATGGAAGAATTAGGTTAAATTACTTAATAGTTGACGGACATAAATGTACTATAGAAGGGGTTAGTGATTACCAATATATTGACGGTAAATACTATATGAAAGTCACTGCTTCATGCGAAGATTTCTCTTCCGATGTGGTAGCAGAATTGGTGTTGGACGTATTGAAGAAAGACAATGATGAAATAACGACCAATAAATGCTTGTGTGATAAAAATAACGGAATCACGCCTAACGATTACATGCATATTGATGGTACTGATGATGATTATTGGGTTGCGTATATCAGCACTAGAGACCCTAAATGTTTGGAGTTCTATATATACCAACCTAATAGGTTCTTAGTAACATTGACAGAGTATTGTAATGGTGTTAAAGTTGTTGAAAACAGCACAACAGAAATTATAAATGTACAGAATGGAGAGAATTTCACGGCAACATTGAATGATATGCCTGTTAAGTTTATGCTTGGTACATTAAATGATAGTAGTGCTGCCTCAATTGCTAACACTAGTTATATGTATCGTGCTTTTAATGGAAATACACCAGCTTATTTTGCTGCTAAAGATGACCCAAATTCGTCTGGTTGGTATGGACTTCATCAAGAAACTTCTTATAAGTTTGATACAACCATTGCAAAAAACCAAGAGGTATGGGAGGATTGTATAACCAATATTACTGATTCAGTAACAACACCAGAAATGAGGAGAGTTATTCTTAAGTATAAGTTTAACTCAATGTTTAGCTTAAGTGAAGGTGCTTATACAACTAAAGACTCTTCAAACTCATTGGTGCTCAAGGGTTCTGGTGGTGTAAGTCCATTACTTTACAGGAGCGCAGCTCCTATGTATGAAGATTCAACTAAGATTAAGAATAGGTATCTTTTGACTGATTCGTGGCAAGTAGATGGAAATGAAAGTGCCCCTAACATCGTTACATCCAATTACAGATTGATTAGTAATCCTGGACCTAATTTCAATACTACAATATATGAAAATGCTGACAAATTAGGAAACTATTTTGGTGTATTCACCAATGATGGTTCTTATGTTTCAAAGTCTGAAATTGATGGAATTAATATTAATGTTATGAGAATCCCATCGTTTGCATCAGTAAGTCCTATGGATGGTGTTAAAAGACTAGGCCAAGATAAAGAAGGTGCAATTACAGATTTCTCTTGGCTGTATCTACCAAAAAATCAACAGTTGACTATTGATAAAACAAGAAACACTCTTCCTTATATTAGGGCGTTGTTCACTGACAGAAGATTTGACTTTGATTTTGTTGTATTAGC